AAGGTAATTGATAAGAACTATTTGCAACTAAAGTAATAGTTGATGCACTTCTTGGAACATCATTATTATTAATTTTAGCCCAAATAACAACATCAGCTGCTGAACCTCCTTGAGTTTTTGCTATTTGCCCTGAGTAGGCTATTCTATAAGTTCCAGCATTATCAAAAACAATTTGAGATCCACTAATATGGATTCCATTTGCAATTTCTGTTGTATCGTAAGTCCATACTGTAGCTGTATCAGCCGCAGTTACATTTTGAGTTTGAGTAGATGAAAATTGTCCATAGTAAGCTACTGTACCACCCACACCTACAGGACCAGCTATACCTTGATAACCTTGATCGCCTTGAAAACCTCTTGGTCCTTGATTACCTTGAGGACCAGGAACGTTTGAATCAGATCCTTGATGACCTTGATCACCAACTAAACCTTGATTACCTTGATATCCTTGAGGGCCTTGAGCTCCTTGATCACCCTTAAAACCTTGAAAGCCTTGGTGGCCTTGAAAACCTTGATCACCTTTTAAACCCTCATCTCCTTGAAAACCTTGAAAGCCTCTATCACCCTGATTGCCTTGAAAGCCTTGGTCGCCTTTAGGTCCTTGGTTACCTTGGTCGCCTTTAAAACCTTGGTCGCCTTTTATACCTTGGAAGCCTTGATTACCTTGAACACCTAAATTACCTTGAGGACCAGTTATACCATTAAATCCCTGATCGCCTTTATCTCCTTTATCGCCTTGAAAACCTTGGTCGCCTTTAGGACCCTGATTACCTTGAAAACCAGTAGGGCCTTGAAATCCTTGGTCGCCTTTTAATCCTTGAAAGCCTTGAATGCCTTGAAAGCCTTGAACGCCATTTGGTCCTTGATTGCCTTGAGGACCAGCTATGCCTTGTGGGCCTGGATCGCCTGTTGAGCCTTGAGGACCAATAACACCTGCTGACCCTGGGGAACCAGCAGCTCCTTGAGGACCTTGAGCTCCTGCTCCTCCTGTTTCACCAAGAGTTACAATAGTTTCAACACCGTTAACATTCTTTTTAAGATAAACCTTACCATCGTAAGTATTCATAGCTAACTCACCTAACTGTAAGTCAGCAATTGTAGGAATTTTTCCAGGCGTAGCAGTTCTACGCAGAGTAATAAGACGAGACATAAGCGCTCAATATTTTAAGTATATACTTGCACCTTTCGGTGACCTATCAATCAGGCGCGTATAAATATAAAAAGGGTTCCGATTGGAACCCTAATTAATTATATTTGAAATGGTTATTTAGAATGTACCACCATCTACTACGTTAGTCATTGTCCAAGCGCTACCATTCCATTTAGCATAATCTCCGTCTGTTGTTGGAGCAGTCATTGAAACTATTTGACTTGAAGCATTACCAAATAATAATGCGTGGTTTGTTAAAGAAGCTGAAACGTATGTTGCTACTCTATGTTCTATACCTTCTCTACCAGCTACCCAGTAATCGTTTGTACCATCCCAAAGGAATGAACCTGGAGTTGTTGCTGGAGCTGTTGGGTCTAGTACTTTCAATCCACCAAATGCTGAACCTGTACCATTCAATTGGATGATATTATCACCAATTTCTACAACAGTTGAGTTAACAATTGTTGAAGTACCGTTTACTGTTAAATTACCTCCAATAGTAACACTTCCTGAGAATTGAGCTAAACTACCTGAATGATATAAGTTTCCATTCATGTAAATACCATCAGGAGCAGTTATCTCTATTATTTCATTAGCACCCCCCGATGTATCAACTTTTACATAAGTTGTGTCATCACCTAAATAAAGCCATCCAGAACTTGCTGTGATGTGAGTATCGGTAGGGGATGTGTTATATACTTCTAAGTATCTAGCATCGTTTGCATCTGGTTTTAATTTGATGCTTCCACTACCTACTATTACTGATGTATAAGTAGAGCCAGTAACAGCTAAATTAGTGGTTACTGCTAAGTTATTACCAATTGTTACATCATTAGGTAAACCAATTTGTACTGTGTATCCGTCTGATCCACTATTTAAAGCTAATGTAGTTTCGATTTCATTAGCAGTTCCTAATACTTTTAAATTTTGGTTTAATAAGTTAATTGAACCACTTAAACCACCATCACCATATACTACTAAGTTAGTAGCTAATCCAGTTAAACCTGAACCATCACCTACAAATGAACCACTGAATGAACCACTTGCTGAAGTGAATATACCTTGTTGAGCATAAATTGTTCTCCATTCAGAACCACTAGCACCTAAATCGAAATTATTTGCTGAATCTGGTATGATAGATGAACTAATGTCAGCTCCGAAAGTTACATAGTCTGTATTAGAATCACCAACTGTGATATTACCACCTAAAGTGATATTACCATCAATTGTTGCATTACCACTTAAGTATAAGTTAGAACCTGTAATTTCACCTGTAGTAACTGATAATGGAGTGATTGCACTTCCACTTATAGCACCTGCTAAGTCTAAACGTTGGTTACTACCAGAAGCTAAGATGTAAAGGTTTTTACCTGTAGTATCGTAGAAAGATACACCCTCTAAATAAGGGAAGGCACTAACACTAGGAACTGATGAACCATAGTATAATTGAGGAACGGCTTTATAAGAATTAGATGCAGGATCACCCACAAATAATACAGGACCATTCAATGATCCTAACGAGCCAGTACCTAATACTATCTCACCAGGATTAACCGAAAGGCTACCCACATTGGATAAGGGGCCGCGGCGGTGTTTAATTATTTGAGCCATACTTTTTTATATAAATTTTTAATTGGATTATGTCTAATAATAAATATTAAATTAAAACGTACCCAGGTCAATTGATTGAGGAGTTGTTTCATCTCCTAAAGTATCTACATTGTCTATTGTTAAGGATGCAACAGATACACCAGGTTCATCATGTATTACAGTATCTCCATATATGGTTACTGCTGGTATTGATGAAGTTTGTTGGTGGAATGTTGAAGATCCACTTTGTACAGTTAAATCTCCACTAATTACTAACCCACTACCTGATAGGCTTAAGGGCGATAATATTTGTTCCAATCTAATTTGTGCCATTTTATGTTACTTTACCTACTACTACAATATCATCAGCTGGAACAAATGTATATTTTAGTATTGTAGGGTTAATTGTTAAAATTGAGTTAGCACCAACATCTACAAATGATACAATTGCTGCTGTTGGTATATAAAGACCATTAGCTGTAAATGTAAAGTTTGATAATGTTGGATCTGGTATAAGTGATCCTGATGGTGGATTTAATATACTTACTCCAGCAAATGTTGCTGTTGTTGCTGTTACTGTAGTAGCTGTTCTTGTATTATTTGTTTGTAAGTATTCAAGATCAGTAGCTGCAGCATCTACAATAGTAATATTGTTTGAACCTTCAACAAATGATGTACCACCACCTGCGTTTGGTCTTAGACTAATAGTTTGAACTTCTTCAGCATCACCTGTTGTGGTTTCTAAACCAAATACAACTTGAGATGTTGAATAAAACATATCACTATTAGCTAATTCTTTATTGATAGTATCAGGAATTATATATCCATTTAATGTAATATTAAATGTTGTTTTTGCTGCTCTATCACCATCAGACTCAATAGCTACTGTAGTAGCAAATGAATCAATTTTAGATCTAAATTGAAAACGTTTTGGATCTCCCCAATATGAATCTGAAGCAAACTGAATTGCCTCTACTATTTTATTATTTTGTTCTACGAAGTTTGTAAATACAATACATTCGTAAGTTACAGTTACATAATCAGGTACTACTGATACATAATACTGTTTTGATGGTGTTCTATTAGTTAATATAGAAAAACTATCGTAATGGTTTCTTGCATTATATTTAGTTTCAAATACTTGAAACAAATGTGCTTTATTACCATCTATTTTATTTCCTAAACTTCTATTCTTTTCAATATTAGTACGTCTAAATACTATAATAGGAACTCTAACTTTATTATTAGAATCTCTTAAAAAACCATCTTGTTGAATTGATTTCCATCTTTCAGGTGTACCAAATATAAGAGGAACACTAATCATTTCTCCATCTTGAAATACCTGAGGTTTGATTGTGTTGTTGAAATAATATATTATAGCTCCATCTAAATCTTCTAAACCAACATAAAAATCTTTTGTTTTATCTCCTTTTCTAGTATATTCTTTACCACGGTTGTGAGTAAAAGAAGTAGTAGATTGTGGCTTGCCTATTGATTTATCATAAGCCTCAATTTGCCCTTGAGCAGCCTCAAACGGTTTAGCAATATCTATGGATCTTTTTCTAGACATTATATTCTACCTTGATTTTGTAATTGCGTTAATTTATCCAAAGCATTCATTGCTCTAAATAATTGGTTATACAACTTATTAATTTCTTTAGCTGTATTCTTAATATCTGGGTTAGTTGAAAACATGAATACATCAAACTCTCTTTTATTTTGGATAATATCTTTTTTAATTTTATCCATTTTAGGTAAATTAATTACCTGAGAAGCAGTAGTTTCCGGACGATCAGGATCTGATGGCAATGGCACTAAAAGAGATCCTTTTTTAAATAATTCTCTTTTTTGCTCTGGAGATAAATCCGCTGCTGTCAGTTCGTTTAAAATATCTAATAGTTTCATAATTAATATTGACCTATTTTTTCAATTGTTTGTAATCTAGGGATAAATTGTAACAAACCATCTACTTTATGAGTAGTGGATGATGCAACTTTAATTTTTTGTATGTCTGCTTCAGGAGTAGTTGATACAATATATTTCATTTTTAATAAAGCAAATTCAGCTGTATTAGTTGCTCTTGCATCTAAAAAATCACTTTGTTGTACTGTTACAACTACAACACCAGGCAATGCTCTAACTTCATTATATATCAATACTTGATTAAAATTTGAATTTGTTTTAATCAGTACATCTATTCTGTATATAGATAACATCTCATTTAATATGTTACTTAATTTTGTCATGACGGAATTATATTCAGTTTTGTTGTTCTTACTAAAGTACAAGTTAAAATATATATAATAAGATTACCAGTATTATTTGCGGTTTGAGCTGTAGTTGGAGCTCCTGCATTTGTAAAAAACTGAGAATCTACTACACTTACTTCATAATATCTGTCTCTATCTATTAATATATCTCCTACTTCAGGAGTAAATTTAAATTGTTCAACAGTTATTCTTGGTATACTTACAGTTATGTTTTGAGATGGATCTGGTCCAAAATCAGCATCATTATATGTAAGACCTCCTCTTTCAATTAAACATTTTATTTCCATTGGAGGATAATACCACTTCTCTAATGATTCACCATAAATATTAGTTGTAGTATTATCTAAATCATATTTAAAATATCCAACCTTCATACCCGCAAAATTAATTGCTTGTAACATTGCCGTTGCTGCTGGACCTGCTACTGGAGGTGGGGATGGTGGTGCTGGTGATGGTGTTGGTGAAGGAGAAGGAGATGCTCCTACTCCACCACCTTTTGGAGGTGCTGGGGTAATTTTTATGACGGAAGGTGTTCCTCCTTCTTTTATTGTTCCTTTTACTACTGGTGGCATTACTTAATATAAATTGGTAAAGGAATAGATGCTAAGGTATCTTTTAAGAAACCTGCTTCTTGTTGTTTTCTTTCAAGTTGACTCTTACGAGAAACTTCATTTAACATTTCCTTTAATTCTAAAATTAAATCTTCTTTTTCTTTTCTAGCATCTGTAATCAATTCAGCACCATTTATTGGTCCTATGCCTTGAATATTTGTACTAGAATATTGAATACGAATATGTGCTTCAACCTCCCTAGCTAATGCTAAAGTATATTTGAATATCCACATTCTACCAACTGTATTAATGTTCATGTATACAGGATTTCTATAAGGAACGTTCATTACATCAGTAACAACATTCTTTCTTTTATCTCTTAATATAGAATTTTTATTACTCTTCTTAACATATTCGAAGAATAAGTTTAAATCAATAGAAGGTCTTGGGAATATTATTAATTGGTTATTTCTTAATTCAAATGAATAACTAGCACGTCTAATAGTATCATTCAACTCAATTGATTGAATCTTTTGTAAGTCAAAGTTCATAGGCATTAACAAGAAGTTAATACCAGGAGAAAACTGACCAAATCCAAAGGTTTCAAGTAATGATTGAACACCAGTACCCGTACCTGCATATGGATCAAAATATCTAGCGATTGCTGGAGGTTGTTCGTAGAATACTCTTCTAACCTCAATTGTATCTCCAGGTGCTAATGATTCTGAAACAGCTGCCCATTCATTCAAATCATAATTTTGTTGCCCAGGAATTAAAGGTAATATACCTTTTTTAACTTCATAATTACCACCAACATTAGCTTCAGCACCGTAACCATCAGCAATAACTGATGTTATAGTTGTTAAGTTGTTACTTAATAATTTATCATTAAAAGTATCAAATTTTGTTTGGATATAAACTGTAGGTATTGTACCATTTGATCCTGTAAATCTTGTACCCGTTCCTGATATAGTTGGAGTTGTGGTAAAGAAATAGATATGAGAATATCCTTCTGGGATACTGTAATTAGATCCTGATGTTACTCCTGTAAATTGAGCTCCACTTCCATTAATTCTAAAATTAGTAGGATTAGAATATGATAATGAAGAAGCAATATTTAAAGTTGTTGCAGGAGATCCTGTAGTAAATGTCATAGCAGTACCAAACGAAGCAGAAGATACTGCTGTTAATTTAGCTGCTATATTAGCTGCTGTTAAGGCTGCTGTGCTTCCAGTTGTAATATAAAAATCAGTATCAGTATCAGGTAAACTTCCTGAACCAATATAAAAATTAGTAATTGTGTTATTACTACCTGTAACAACAAATGATGTTGAACCTGAAGTAATACTAACACTAATTGCATCCCATGATGAAGTAGCAGCATTATAGAACGGTGTAACAATAGTTTCACCACCAACTCTGTTATATTGACTATATACAAATTGACTTAGATCCATTACAAAATCACCAGGTCCAGGATATGTTGGATCAATAAATCCAGACCCCAAAGTAAATGAAGTAATATAACTAAAATCAGGTGCGATAAAATCGTTTACAGAAGCGGAAATAACCCAGATTTCATTATCTACAATAGACGCTGAATAAGACTGGTTAAAGTTTACTTCAGCCCAATTCGCTGGTCTTGGTGCTGACCAAGTTACAGGAGAACCAACATCATCACTTAAGATGTGTGTGTAACCCACATTTGAAAATGGAGAGGTTTCTGTACCCTCCATGTTAATATAGTTATCTCTAATTTTATATTGATAAACCAAATTACCATAAGTAGTAACGGCTTCTTCAAAAGCAGCATAAATTGTTAAATCACTGATGTTCAGTGTTGATAAACCAATACCTGTTCCTAAACGTTGTGCTACGTACTTTGCAGCACTTTTAGCATCACGTAAAAATTCAGGATCGTCTGTGTAGTATTCGAAAGGACAGTTACCCTTTACATTTGAGAGATATGATACGTCACCACCGTACACATCGTATAATTCCATTAAATTTAGTGCCATTATAAACTAGTATTTATCATGTATAAATATTGAACATACCTTACTTTCCGTATTCGTATTCCAATATTTTACCCACTAGGTCAGAACGGTGGTTCTCTTTCAATTTAATCCACTTGATTTCCTCGATTTTTTTAGATAATTCGATAACGTAACTTAAGCCGTTGATTTCGCCTGTAGATGACTTGATATCGGTCTGTTCATTGTCACCGTTAATGACAATTTTACCAGTTTTACCTAAACGTGTCAATATGGCTAGCATTTCACCTTTAGTTAGGTTTTGTGCTTCCTCGACTATCAGAATATCGTCAATTGTTTTACCACGGATGAACTGAACTGGTAATGCTTTAACCTTACCATCCTCAATTAGTTTAGGTACTTCATTTTTATCTGAACAACATTTAGACAAGTTTTCAACTAGTGCCTCCATGTATGGATCAAACTTACCATTAATATCGCCTGGTAGAAATCCTAAACTTTTACCAACCTCAATGGCTGCTCGTGTATTGTAAATACAGCTGATTTGTTTTTTCTTTAAAAAATCTAATGCTGCTTGAGCACATACTAAACTTTTACCTGATCCTGCTCGTCCCGTTATAACTACTATTTGATTTTCAACTATTAACCTTTTTGCTTCTTTTTGTTCTTCATTTAATTGTAACACATTAATTGACTTAATATCCGTTTTTCTCTCTCTGTTGGGTTCTTTCATAAACAATAATTTCCAATAAATATTAAATAAAAAAGCCCGACCTTACGGGGTCGGGCTTAAGAGCTATAATACTGAGACTATAGCGGGGTATTGTTTAATCAGATTAAACAGTTTCTAAACCGTGAACGATCACTTTACCATAGAATTCTGGACGAACCATTTTCTTAGCGTAACGAGTCATCAAACCTTTACGTGGAGTAAATGTTGTTGGATCGTATACTAATGGAGTCATCATTACAGGGATGTAAGGAGCAAATACAGCACCAGTTTCTAAGAACTGAGCACCTTTGTAACCCATCAAGATGATGTTTTCAGTGAAGTAAGGGTTTTTGTAAACTTTGTAACGGCTGTTTAAAGAACCGATCTTTTGGATACCGAAGTTGAACTCAGCTTTGTCACCATCACCGTCAGAAGCAAATCCTGGGATTGATTCTAAGATAGTAGCTACAGTTGGAGATACAACTAAGAAGTTTGCTCCACCTCTCATTGTCAATTGGTGAATCTTGTTAGAAACTTTTTGTAATTTAGTACCTAAAGTTTGGAACCAACCACCTTGAGTGTTGAAGAAAGTGTTTGTTAAAGAAGCAAAAGAACTACCGTTCCAAGCCACGTTATTTTGAGCTGACCAATATTCAGTTGTTGAAGTTGGTACATTCTTGATTAACATTTCTAATAATTCCAAATCAATCTCCATAGAGATGTATTGGCTCATTAAGCTAGTTAATTCAGCTTCAGCGTCGATTGAATGGTAAGCATTCAAATCTTGTGCGAATTCTGGAGTCCATTGTGCTTTTAACTTACGAGTTTTAGCAACAACTGCTTCAGACTTCATGTTAACGTCTAATGAAGGGATAACAATTTGAGAAGCGCTATTAGCGTTAGGAACGCTGTAGTCAGCTCTGTCTTCGAAATCACCACGAGCGTTATCACGGTTAGCTTTATTGTAGAATAAAGTTACAGAACCGTGAGCTGGAGAACCAGTTGCGATGAAGATTAAGTCGTTACCAGACACCTTAGTGTACTCAGGTAAAATTGTAGTTTCGTCGAAGTTAGAACCACTAACGAAACAAGCTCTTACAGCTTCTAAATCTTGATCAGTTTGATTAGCACCGTTAGTTACAGTGATTTTCTTTAAAGAACCTGTAGCTACAGTTGAATCGTAGTTAACATCAGCTAATAATACAGATGCAGTTGCAGCAGTTAAAGATGCAGAGAATTGGTTAATTGAATAACCGAATTTACCAACACCATATAAACCTTTAGTGATGTCAGTTGACTTTAAGTCAGCAGAAGCACCATATAAAGATCCAGAGAATTTTTTCTTATCAGTACCATACTTGAAATCAAGATAGAAGATAAGACCTGAAGGTAAGCTCATTGATTGAACTGAAACGAATTCTTTTGCGCTAATGTCACCGAATACACGACGAACTAACGGTAAAGCAACTCCAGCCCAGTTTTCACCGAAACCAGCAGTGAAAGTAGCAGCACCACCACCTAAACCAGTTGTGTTTTGCTCTACTACTAATTGCTTAGCTTGGTTTTCTAATAAAATAGCCATGTTGTTTTTCTCAACTTCGCCTTTAAGACCTTCTAAAAGGCCAGACTTAGCCCACTTAGAGACTAAAGTGTTAGCTGTATCCATTACGCGAGCGTAAGGATTAGCTGATTCTAATAATTGTTGTACGTTCATTTTTAAATGAATTTTGTTTTTGTTTTTAATATTTTGTGATACCTGCTAATTTTTGCATTCTAGCCATGTGTTCGTTGATTTCAACGATTTGTTTGCTAGGAGCATTACCAGCTGGTTTTGAAGCGAATCCTTTAATGATTCCTTCTTTAACTACACTTTTAGTAGATTCTTTAGCTTCTAAAGACTCGTTAAGAGCTTCGAATACTAATTTAGCTTCGTTTGGAGTAGTTGCTTTATCAAAGGCATTAATTACTTTGATTTTGTTATCTTCAGATAAATTCTTAGATTTGAAGATTTTGTTAACATATAACAACTTAGCGTTTAATAAGTTAACTTCATTCAATTCATTACGTAAAGTTTCGATTGTAGCGATTGCTTCGTCTAATTCTTTTTCGTCTTTTTTATCTTTCTTAGCTTCATACATAGCTTCTTCTTCTTCTTCTTTTTCTTCATCTAAAGCGTCTAATTCAGCAAGTAATTCTTCTAAGTTGATTTCATCTTCTGATCCAGCACCATCTAAATCTATTGAGTCATCGCCGTTACCAGCATCGTTTATTTCAATTTCTTCAGCGTTTTCATCTTCTTCAGTTTCAGCTTCTTCAGCTTCTAATTCAGAATCAACGATGTCCTTGATAATGTCTTTTAAATCTTCAATAGATAAATCAGCTACTGATGTTTCTTCTTCGCCTTCTTCAGATTCTTCACCCTCTTCAGATTCTTCATCTTCAGTTGGTTCTTCTTCTGTTTCTTCGGATTCTTCTTCTTCTTTAGCTTCGTTGATTTCATCATCAGAACCTTCTTCAAGTTCTAATTCAGCTAAAAACTCATCTAAATTCAATTCTTCATCCATAGTTTCTTTTTCTTCTTCATGAGAAGGAGCAGCTTCATCGATTTCTTCTTTAACTACATCTTCATCTTCATCTTTTGCCATTTCTTCTAATTTAGAAGCTAACATTGATTGTAAATGAGGAGTCAAAGTTTCTTCAAGAGCAGCTTTTGCATTAACTAACGCAACTTCGCGAATAGTCTTTGCTTCAGCAATCGCTTGCTTAAACAATTCTTTGTTTGTCATTTTGTCCTTAAATTTAATTTCGGAAATAAGCTTATTAGTAATGGAAGCTTAATAGGGAGTTTGTATAATACCTGAACTACAATAAGAATGGGTAGTCCATTTTAGGCTACCCATAAATATATGTAGATACGAAAAACCGCGAAGGGTTTCAATATGTTCTAGACAGTTCCGTGGAAATCTGTGTAACCCATTCCCATGCTTGTGGCTTTTTTATCTAAAAAGTTATTTCGTTTTGTTACACTTCCTACTTGTTTGCCTGAAGGGTCTAATACAACTATTTCTGCTTTTTCAAAATTATATTTACTTCTATATTTAGATTCTAAAGCAAAAAGAGTATTTGATAATTCTTCAGGTGATGGATTTGAATCAGCTGATGTTTCCATTACAACCTTACCATCTATTTTAAGTTGGAGCTTATAATCTCCTTCTGAAGTTTTAGAAGTAGATGGGGCAGGTGCCGCCGTGGTTGGTTTCTTTATAATAGGATTTGAAATCATGTTCATACCTACAGGGGCTTCTGTAAGGATTCCTGCTAGGAATTGCATTCTTTCAATTTCGTTAATTTGTTGTTTCATATATATTAAATATTAACAAAGAGGACATACTCCTGTTGCGTTACAAATAATTTCTGTTACTAAACCACTTACTTTACTATAATCTTTTGTTGATGGTTGTTGTTTTCCTTCAGATAACTTCATATATGCGTTAGGCGTACTTGGTACTGATACCAAATCCCAACATAATAATTCAAAATCGTCTTGTACTTCAACTGTTTCACCTAATTGTTTAACACTACCCATACCTCTTGATGAGATACCTAATGGAATACCTGCTAATACAATTTCTTGTGCAATTTTACCTGCTGGTGTATTTAATAGCATCAATTCACCCATAACATCGTTTCCTTCCCACCAAACCTTTGTGATTAGGTGTGAAACGTTATTTAAGTTAATAATACCTGATTCTGGGTGATCTAATTCACCTGTAGATGTTCTAGAAGCAATAGGTCCTTTTGTATAAACTTCTACTTGTTTTTTAAGAATATCCATAGGGTAAACACGGCCATTACCGTTTTTAACTTCAGCTTCCTGAAGCTTGCCTTTAACATACATTCTTCCGTCACCATTACCTTTACCTTCGGTTAGGGATAATTTAGCAACGTGGAATGGAATATGATCTACTAATAATTGTTTCATATTATTTACTGATGTCGTTTATGTCGTTGAATCCTTCTCCGTATTTTGAAATAGTAGTCATACCGTTCTTTTGCCATTTAACTACTACAAGTGCTTTACCTTCTTTAGATTTTAACACATCATATACAAATCCTTCTTGACCAGATTTAGATTTAACTTTATCATTATCTTTAAATCCAGTACCGTTATCACTAACTGAAGTGTATCCTGCTATATCATCATAATATCCTTCATTTAATTGATTTTCTTCTTCAAGAACTTCACGAACGATTTCTTCCAATGATGCTTTAAATTTTTCAAATGCAGCACCTAAATCAACATTTCTATTAATTTGAGATGGTTTTGGAGTTAATATATAAGCAACTGTTGGTAATTTTTCAGCACCATGATCTTCAACGTCTTTTTCAATATCAAATTGGATTGATAATTTTTCTAAAACGCCTTCTGGTAATGCTTCCCAATAACCATATTTTAAAATAGCTGTATCTTCACCACCATTTTGTAAAGTAATTTCACCTGAGAATGGTTTTAATTGATTGTTTAAATCAATAAATTGAGCTGCTTGTTTAACTGCTTCATTTGGTTGCTCATCACCCATCATGTTTAAACCAGTCTCATCTAAGTTTTCTTTAACAACTTCTTTAACTTTTTTCATACCGTTTTCGGTATCGATGTCGCTATGTTTTTTCTTAGATTTTTTAACTTTAATTTTTTCAGGTTCAACTGCTTGACCACCTAAATTTAATTGGCTATAGTAAGAAGAATTTTTCTTCAAATTAGCATAAACAGTTTTTTTAGCTTTTTCAACATCACCATCGTGCTTAGCTACTTCAACTTTTAATCCTAAATCAACCTCAACTGGGTTGCAAAGATGTCCTTCATCTTTCTTAGCTTCAGATAATAAACCCTTATTTCTAAGAATTTTAACTGAATCTTCAAAGTTAGTAACATTAGATACTAAATGAGGAAAAGTCATGCGAACATTTCTCATAAAATTCGCTTGTGATATGCTTCCTTCAATTAATTGGTTGTATTGATTTTGTATACTTTTCATTTTCTATATTTTATCTTCCTTGACCTCTATATGCTTTAGGACGTGGGGTGTGTTTGTTGAATGATTTTTGAGCTGATCCGTTTTTGCGTTTACCAAAGGATACTTTATTAGCATTACCTGCTGACTTAGCTTTTGCCATTATTGATTCAAGTTTTTAATTTTATTATTAAGTTGATTAACCATTTCTGAAATGTTAGCAACATTCTTTTGTGTTGCCTTCCAATATTTTACTCCTTCTTCTCCTTCACTTAATTCTTGCTTCATGCGAGATGTATATTCAACAATACGATCAATTTCAGATAATTTACGTTTTACTTCGCGAATCGCTTTGTGTAATTGTTCAGATTTTGTTCTGAATGTTACTTCTTTTTTGAACTTACCATAGGATACTTCATTAAGTATTCCTTGTTCAATCATATCATTTAATTTCATTTCGTATATTTTCTTATAGTCAAACATTTTTGAGTGCTTAGGTAGCTTTAAATCAGCAACCGTCCAACCCATTTTCTTTAAAAATTTTACTGCTCTATTCTCACCTTTCTTTCCAAAAGCTCTTGGTGTAGCATAGTTTTCACCTGATCCTGCACTAAATGAAGCACCACTACCAGTTACATTTTCCTCGTTCATCATTATTTCACGAGCATATGCTTTGATAGCAGATTTTAATGCTGCTTTTTTGTCTTCAGATATTCCTGCTACTGTTCTACCTTTGTGAGTAGTTTTTAAATAATTAACCATTTTAGCATTCATATTAAAATCAGACTCTAATGGTTTTGAATCAGATTCAGCTTCAATTGTTTTTGACATCATCTGCATAAATCCATTCTCAATAGTATCATCTACAATAGCACTCATTTGATCATCAATATCTAATTTATCTAACCAAGTGTTTGTTTTTTTAACATCCGGTTTAGACACTGCTGCTTTTATAAAATCAAATGTAGTTTTTGCGGCGCCAGCTCCAGGTATTAAACCTATTACTGTATCTAAAGCTACACCTCCTATTTTTCCACCTTTTTGTTTAAGAGCAATAGACTTAATAACTTTCTTTAAGTCACCATAAGTTTCAAGTTGTGAAAACTCATAGCTTCCTTTTTTAGCAGGATCCATATTTGTATCCAATTCAGCCATTATTTATATCCTAACTTAGTTAATACTTGTTCAACTTGGCTTCTAACAGCAGATTTACTAATTTTACCTGGTTGAAACCCTAAAGTTTGGAACCAAGCTTCAAAAGCTCCTGGAAATTCCTGAATGCTATTAATGTTTTTAGATTTGCTAGTTACAGTAGATGAAGATGCTTGAGCTCTGCTTAAAGCAGCAACATCACTTGGAGTGTTTGTTGCTTCTTCTACTACTTCTCTTATAAGAGATTGAATTTGTTGTTTAGTCATTACTTAACGGCTTTTATTTCGGCTACTAATTGTTGATAAGTCAATAATGAAATAATGTCTTCATCTTTCACACTTTGATTCTTATCTAATGGTTTAATCAAATTAACTACTTCATTAATTTTGATTTTGATGGTACTGTCTTGAATAGTTTCAGTTAATTTAGCTAATTCTTTTTTAATACCTTCTATTTTAACATTAACGAATTCTTTTAACTTTGTAGTACTAGACACATTGTTAATAAATTCTTTTAATACTAATTTTTGTTCTGGTTGTAATTCACCATACTTTTCGTTGAATTTTTCAATTAACATTTTGTATGCTAAAATACGAGTACCCTTATCCATTGCACTGTATTCTTCCATCACGCGATCCTTAACTTCTTCTTTATTTACTTCTTTACGAGTAATGTGCTCAAGTAAAGTTACTTTGTTATCAATAACACTAGCAGGATCAACAAATTCTAATGTAGAATATGCTTCCATTAATGTATAGATAGCAGCGTGTTGCTTGTAATTGTTTACTTTAGCTTTAAAGAATTCTTCTAAGTTATAATGTGTCTTAATTTCTTTAATTAAGTTATACTTTTCCTTACGAAGAGCAGTGCGATTTAAACGACCGTGTAATTCTAGAGTGGTGTTGATCAATGATTCAGCTTTACCTTCAGATATTGCTTTATTAGCAATTAAGGTTTGATATAATTTGTATTCTTTAGCTAATTCTGATTTACTAAAATACTTTTTAATCAGTGGTAAGGACGCTGAGTCCTTGCCAGAGATTGTATCAGAAGTTACTTGTCTTAATAGTAATTCAAATAAAATCCCAGTATTTTTATATTTGTTATGTTTTATTTTCATAGAAAGTATGTAATCACTACGTATAAATATGTTATTTTTCTATACCCTTGATATTATTTTCGTTTAATAAATCGGATTCTACTGGTTTAGCATCTTCATATAAAGATATTGTTTTAGCTTCTGCCGCTTCTTTAGCTCTTTTTAATTCTTTTAGGGCTAACGGTGAACCACCTTTATATGCTTGTTGCATTGGGTTTTTGTCCTGTGTAGCAGTCATGTTATATTCCTTACTACCAATTGGGTCTTTACCAAATGAACTCTTTTGAGTACCAAATATAGATGCTTTTTGTGTTGGGCGTCCAACTGGATCCTTTTCATCGTATCCAACAGGTACAGCTCCGTTACCATTTCTTCCTTTACCATATAATGAAGCTAAATCATGTGGAGTACCGAATGATCTACCAGTTTTAGCTGGGTCATTACCTTCATTTTCAACTTGTTGAAGTCTAAATGCACGTTTTTTATCTTCTAATACTAAATCACGCATCTCATCATACTGATCTTCACTGAATTGGAATATTCTATCGTAAATAAAGTCTGATGGGATTAAACCTGTATCAAGAGCATCTTTAGCAAGTGAAACTTTTTCTTTCCACATTGCTACTTGTTCTTGTTGGTAGATGATTGATGGAGGTGTTAACGTTAATTCAAATCCTGTTAATTCATCACCATCAAATCCTTGAGTATATAAATGCACTAATGCAATTTTATATAATTCAGATACAAGTACTTTCTGTACACGCTCAATTGTACGAGCGAAACGAATATCTTCAGCAGCTAATGTAGCTTTACCAGTTAAATCTTTTTCAAATCCAAAGAATGCTTTAGGTACCTTAAGGGCAGCTAACATCTCATCACGTAAGAAATTAACATCTTCAATACCATTATATTCTAAACCTTTTAACGTATCAATCTTAGTATTTTGGTTTGCACCTCTTACTGGAATGATAAAGTCTTCAAGTGAATTCTGGATATTGTAACGTAAGTTGTAGTCACCTGTTTGAGCATCCATAAATGGAGTCTTCTTCATTTTATTGGTGATACGCTCCATGTAGTTATCCACTTCATGTGCAGGTATTCCGCCAACGTCTACGTAGAAGATACGCTTTTCAGGCGATCTCATAATACGATGAATTAACATCGCATCTTTCATTAATGTATATTGCTTATAAACCTTACGAGCTGGTTCAATAAATGAACGTCCATAAGGTAAATAGTTAGCATCAGCATATAATCTAAAGTGTGCAATTTCATAATTCTCAAAACGCTTTTTCATATTGCTCTTATCCATATGGATAGTAGACGCTAATGCGTTTGGATCATATTCGTAATAAACCTCAAATGGGTTTTGAGGATTTAAACCTTCTTTTCTAGCTAATTCATATGATGATAAAGGCATAACATTGTATACCCCCATTTCACTATTAATTTCTAAGAATAAATAGAAATCACCATATTTACACATTTGGCGAGTCCAAGGCCAAAGGTTAAATTCAATATTTAAAATATCGTAGAATAAGTTATAAAGTACTTTTTGTACTCTTTCATTTGATGAGCGAATTTGTAAAATCTCACCCGCTTCATTCTTTAATGTAGTTTCATCAGCAACAATATCAAGAGCAGAAGCAATAATAGATTCTGAATCCATTGCTTCGTAGTCATTATATAATTGTGTTCTTAATGTCTGATAGTTAATAGCAGGGTTGAACATAGCAGACATGCTAGTTCTATGTAAACGCGTAAAACGGTCTACTAAGCTATTTGTTTGGGCACTTCCATAGGCCTGAGTGCGATCTGTGTCTATCACTTTTAATTGTCCACCACCCACGTTTCTTACGACAACGTCGGTTGAAAACAATCGTCTCAGCCTTGAAAATAAATCTGTATTAGCCATTTTTTTATTTTAGTATGTATATCAATAAATATTCTAACCAAGTAACCATCGCGTATCTTCTGCATTTCCATGGACATCATTTATCTGATATGGGTTACCACCAGGTATCCATTGTCCACCACCATACATTTCTCCACCAGTCTTTTTAAAGTTTAATAAACTAGCGGAAGCTAAATCGCGACCCATTTGTGCAAAACGTGATGCTGTATCACGAATAAACAATCCCATTGACAATGCTAACACCAAATCATCGTTATACCCGTTCTGCGCTTGTCCTTTACCATGCATCCAAATGAATACTCTTAATTCTTCAAGTAAACGTTTTGAATAGAATGTATAAGACTTGTCTCGAAGGTACGACTCCATTTTTGAGATAACAAGTGGTCTTGTCTTTGCTGATGTAGTAAATCCAGGAACTGTTTGTCCTGAATCTAACTTGGATAGATATTTGTCAGCACTTAATTCACCATATGAACGAGGTGAATAGTATAAATTAGCGTATTCTCTGTCTATAATAGTATTTACAACATCCCAACCGATATTAGCATTTTCCACCACTAAAAGCGCATTATTATATTCTGTAGCCACCGATACCAACATGTTTCCATATTCGCGTGTACCAATTTGTGACTTAAATTCAGCCACTTGTGTACATGACTCAAGATCAATAACTTGAAATGCAGAATAGTCACTTCCATCGCCACGAGCAACGTCGGCAGATACAATATAGTTTTTATTGTAGTCTGGGTATTGCCATATCCAAAAGTCACCTCCCATGAATCGGCGTTCAACAGGATCCATAATAAATCCTTCATAGTATGCTAAAGTTTCAGGATCAATTACTGTAGCTCCCGATCCTAAAAAGTCACAATCATATTCCTGCGCGAAATCTCTCGCAGTCATATTTTCTTTTTCATTTAACACCCAAGCATCATCTCTATCTGGGTGGACATCCCATTTTAATTGAATAGGAATAAAACTATTTTTATTTAATTCTGCTTCAACCCAAGTTTTATGGAACCAGTTTCCTACACCATTTGGAGAAGATAATGCTACGCAACCACCACCCGTTGAGATGGTAGGTTTGATTGCGGTGTATATCTTATCAATACCTTCAATGAAGGCAGCCTCATCCATAATCAACCAAGATACAGCAAATGAACGACCAGCATCACTTGATGCAGACGTTGCTTTGATAAAAGACCCATTTGCTAATTTTAATGATGTTTGGTTTGATGCTACTGGTTTAGCTCCTTTTAACCATGAAGGTAAGTTATTATACATGAATTGAACCTTTTCAACCATGTTTTGTGCTGTTAACTGTTTAGTTGCAATACACAATATCGCTTTATCCTTATGAAATAACATCAACCATAAAGCATACCCCGCACATAAAGTAGAGATACCTAACTGACGAGATTTGTTAATGATGTTATAATCGTTTGATCGAAATGATTTTAATACATCTTCCTGAAACGGATATAGATGAAATAATATTCTACCCTTAATTGGATGGGTAATAAAACAATATTTTCTAAAGAAATGGACAGGATCACTCGCACACTTTACATATTCCTGTTTAATTATATCCTTTATATTTTGTTCACTCATACACTATTTGTTGTATATAAATATATAAAAAAGGCCCGTTCTTGCGAACAGGCCTAATTATGTGGGGGCGTGGGGTCGTTATTTTGCTAACATTAAGTAACCTAAACCACCAATTACGATATAGCTTCCTATACGTTGGAATTTAGATTTAACTTTTAACTTGTTGTATTGTAATTCTAATTTTTGATATTGTCCTTCCCAACCAGCAATTTCTTTATCTTTATTAGTTAAGATTAATTTATATTTATCTTCTTTACTAACATATTTACCAATTACACTATCTTTAACTGTTACTTTTGCTTCTAATGTGTTGATAGTACTATCTTTTAATACGATAATTTGTTTAGCACCATCTAATTCTACTAAATCCTTAGCAGCAGATACTAATACTGGTTGTGCTACTGGTAATGGATTAGTTATGGTATCTTTAGGGTAACGATTATTAAATGAACTTATTAACTCATGTTCTGAGTAAGAGTCAACATTATTCTTTTCAATTTCAATTGTTTCAACAATCTTAATTACTTTTGCTTTTTGATGATCTACTTTGTATTGTAACTCAACAGCTACTATATCTAAAGAATCAATTGCAGCATCGTCTTTAACGATTTCTGCTTGTAATGAATCATTTACTTTATGTAAGCTATCCATTTGAGATAAAAATGCTTTATGTTCAACTGAACTACTACATTTTTCAAATAATACACTACCTATTGCTATAATTGCTACTACAACAATAATTTTTGGTAACCATTTTTTTAATAATAACATATTTTTATTTTTTAATTCCTGCGTAATATTGCATTCTATGCATTGCTGCTTCATTCACTTCATCTTCTTCCTCTGTTGGGTTTTCAATTTCAGGAGCTTCAGAAGGTTTTTTAGATAATTTAGGGAAATCAGTTTCTAATTTACCAATTCTATCTTCTAATGATACTTTTAATGCACGTAATCTTTCTAATTCATCTGAATTTGTATCTTTAATATCACCTGCACCTGGTCTAGAGCGTTTTGCTTTTAAAATGTTTGATTTAGTAGCAGCTAAACGGCGTTCTAAATCTGTATGTTTTAACCATGCTTCAAATTCAGCATCAGATAATTTTTCACCATCTGTTGGAGCTGCTTCTCCGCCTGTAATTTCAGGTTCTTCATCTTCACCTGATGCTTTTGCAGCCGCAAATGATGCGTCAACTTCTTCATCAGACATTTCTTCTTTTCCTGAGATTCCTAGAGCGTCTAGTTCATCTTGTGAGAACCCACCAGCACCACCTGCTGTTGTTTCTTCTCCACTATCTGTAGTTGTAGTTGGTCTTGTTGTTGGACGTTGTGCTACTTGTTCAGCTGAAGGGACAATAATTCCTGCATCAACTAATTCCATGAAATCTTTATTAATTGGGTTTTGCTTATCATACCCCATTTCACCAGCTACGTTCATTTTTGATACAGCAGATCCTGCAGCCTTAATAGCAGCAACGATTTTTGCTTTCTTACCAGCCATAGCAGCGATTTGATCATCAGTAACATCATCAGCTAACTGGTAACGAATACCTACGTTTGCCATTTCATCTAATTCTGTTGAAGCAACACCTGGTTTTGACAGTCTATTAACTCTAATTTGAGCTGCTTGTATGTTTTTATTAACAGCATTAATTTCTGCATCTTTTCCTGGTTTATCTTCTGGGGCTACTTGTTGTGCACTTAATTCAGCTTTTTTCTTATTAAGGGCAGCAATTTGTGCTTTTTCAGCAGCCAATGCCATATCTTGGGCTCTTTTATCCTCAGCAGGACCTTCTTCAATTACTTCAAGTAATGCTTCACGGATAATATCTTGTAGTTCAGATTTTTTCATGGTGTCTTTGTTCATATTATATGTATAAATATTATAAATTTTGTAAAATTGTAGCGATACGTTCCTCAGTTGTACCTTCTATAGTAATCAAGCGTTGAGGTGGATATTCAGCTAATGATAATTTAATAACTTCATCAATTTTACTTCTATATTGTAAATCAGTTTCACGAACACCATTGTCCTCCATATTAACACCACGAGGATCAACATAAATAACTAAATCATATTGATTACGAAGCATCATAGCTGCTTCAACAAATGTACGTTTATCAAAATCATTAATTGATTTAGCACCTAATGTAAATGCACATACATCCCAAATTGTTCTATCTGTAATAATATTTGGATGCAATAATTCACTAGCACGTTCAGATAAAAACACAAACTGACCATTTAATGTAGAATCAGTATTTAATGGAATACCTAAATCACGCAGATATTTGCTACGTTCTGTAAACACACTATGATCTTTAAATTGATCTAATTCACCTAATGCTTTTGCTAATGTAGTTTTACCTACAGACATTGTACCTGCTAATCCTATTCTCATTTATTTCTATTATTTATTTTTTTCATTTGACGTGAAGTTTTCTTATCCTGCTTTACTTGTTTAGCATTTTGCTTAATAGCTTTTTCAGCACCTGGTTTATACTTAATTTCCACCAAGATAGGACCCCTTGGAAATTTATCCAAGTTATAAGTCCATGTCTCTACAGCATATTCATCCTCGAATACACGAGTATATTTGCGTGGTGCTTCTACTATTGGTGCTTCTTTTGGTCTACCTCTTCTTTCTTCCATATAATAAAGATACAATCTTTACTCTGCTTAAACCCTAGCGCCTGCTGCTTTACCAGCTGCCGTTTTGTAGAATGGTTGACCATTAACGTCTTTCTTTCTATCTTCCCATTGATCTTTAGTGTATTTAAAACCAAATAACCAATATTCAGCAGCACGTTTATTGCCCTGAGGGATGTAAGCGGGGCCATCCCAATTGTGCATTAAGTTTTTATCTTCAATATCTATAGAATAAATTATAGATCCGTCTTTTGTTTTAATTCGTTTTGTTTCTGACATTTTATTTTATTAATTTTTCTGCAATATAAATTCCGTGTGCCCCTGATACTGTAATACCTCTAGCTGATAGAGCATCACCAGCAAAGTGTACATTTGGATATTCTGTTAATGATAAATCATCATAGTTTACTAATGGTTCAGGCGATAAGTATTTTACCTCAGGAATATACATTCCCCAATCATCACCAAATTCAAACACACTATTCATATTATCAATGAAGTTTTCAATATATGTAGCATATTCACCCATTGCTTCTCTAAATGAATCTAATGAATTAATTTGAGTTGCTGATACTGTATTGCCTTCAGATGTTGTTGATACTACTCTAGATGGTGAATAATATAATCCAGTTCCTTCCGCTTGTAATTTTTGTACTACATCTCTACTCCAAGCAAATGGATCTTCAATACCCTTAATTTCCATTAGAATACCAAAGTTAGTCATATTATTTCTAAATTCTTCACCTTTCTTAGCGTGACCATTATAACTTACATCCCCATAAGTCTCTTCCACAGCAACATAAGCTGCATTGTTGTTAGTACAGAACGAACGTAGAGATACATTATCAAATTTCTGGTATAATTTAAAGTCGTACGATACATCAATTAGTTTTTGAAAATATTTTTGTGGTGCTTCAAATCGAACACCAATTTGTACTGATTTAGGTTCAGTTGGTAATTCATATTGGTTTGATAAATGTTGAGCAAGATCAATACCTGATTTACCTACTGCAAATATTAATTCATCATAGTGATAAATAAAAGCATGTGTTTTGTCTGTAGTAAGACCTGTAACAGTATTGCTTTCAAAATTAGGTACTGCTTCATATTGCCACTTAAATGTAACACCTTTATCTAACAAATATTGATACCATGTTTTAGCAATCTCATGTAAGAAATTAGATCCAATGTGCCATACAGGAAACATTCTCAAACCAAAATATGGTTTAATAAATTCAGGTTCTTCCTGTGGGTTAGACATGAATATTTCTTCTGGTTTAGGGTGAAAACGAGTAAAGTTATCTACTACTTGTTTCATCAATTTCATTGCTTTTTCTTCACCACAATACTTAGCTAACTGGCCGCCAATTGCTGTATGGTATGTTAATTTACCATCACTCCATCCACCAGCACCAAGCATACCAGTCATTACCTCTTCAGGTAAGCGGTTGATTGGATCGTTTCCTTTATCTAGAATTGTGATTAAGCTACCATCATAGCCATTATCTACTAATTTGGTTGCAGCATTAATACCTGCAACACCTGCTCCAATAATTACAATTTTTTTCATATCTATAAATTTAAGTTATTATTTTGACATTTCCAAATGTAAGGTGGCCCACCTTTTGGGTGCGCCACAGCTGCATAATTATTTTGGATGCGACAGGCTATGAATCTGTCTATAAATTAAGAAAGAATATTAGCTAATTTCTTTAATCTTTCTTGTAATTGTTTTTCTTGTGTATCAACAATAGAATCGTAATCGCTCATTGTTAATGTTTTTCCGTTTTCGCTTGCAGCAATTGCTTTTTCAGCTACTACGTGTAAATCCATATCAGTTTTAGCGTCTTCACGGGCATATTCTAATAAACGAATAAATAACGGAATATCTATTGTGATTTTATCTGCAGGGTTAAAATTATTTTCCATATTATTGTAATGAAGGTGTTTTTTCGTAATCAATAACTAAAGTTTTTCCTCCTCTAGTTGGCTCAAATTTTGCTTGTTTGTAAGGTATTGTTCTAAAGTCAATACCATATGTTTGATTTTCATGACGAGCCATCCATATAATTGGTTTATCTTCGTCTTTTAAATCATCTATATCTCCTATATTTCTGGTTGTTTTTATAGTTAAAGTGCCATTTTGTAAATCAAAATCACTATCTGAGAATGAACGTTGTACTATTTTTGCACTTTCACTTCCAAATGCTATTCTATTGATTGTATCATTATCGCTTAGTGGAGAATAATTTTTAATTAAAACAACACCATATTTTTTATCATCTCTAGGATCAACCATATCAAAAATCTTTGGATTTAAGATATTAGGTTTTAATATTAGGTTATCAATAGTACCTTTTTGACCTTGCTCAATAAATTTATTAAGTAAATCAGCAAATTGTACTCTTTCACTACTCCACCAATATGGGCCATCTTTTTTAATTGATATGCTTTGGTCTTTTGCAACACCATATAACATAACATCACCCTTCATTCCACTTTTCTTACCAGTATATCCTATCCCTTCTGCCCTTTCAATTCCATCTGCTACAATTTCAGGACCTTCATTTGCTGTAAATACAACAGTTATAGGGTCTCCATCATTTTGATCAATAGCACTATTAATAGCATCTACTAATTTAAGTTCGTTTGATACACCTCTACTACCACCCTCTTGACCACCTAAATCAGCTGATTTGTATATTTTAGCTATATTTAAAGTTGTTTCCTGTCCGTTAAATTGGCCTATTAATTTAATAGTACGAGCATTAGAGGCTTTTCTAAAAGCATCAACTAAATTTGGTTTTTCATCTTTATTACTAGATTCAAAAGTATCATTACCTATAATTATAGTATCTATTGTAAAATCATCTTCACCTTTACTACCTAATTTAAAAGAAGATTGAGAATAAAACTTATTAATAAATTGATCGGGGCGTTTTTGAATTGATTTTAGCGATAACATACCTTCTTTTATTTCATATTCTTCTAATATCTCCCTCAATGCAGACACTTTGATAGGATCATTTACATCAACAATCCCATCATGACATCTAAATGCCCATTCGTTTAATATTTCATCTATACCTATCATAATTATGCTTCTGCTGGTGGAGGAGTTTCTTCAGGTGTTGCTGCTGGTTCAGCAGTTAGGTCTTTAAATGCTTCTTCTCCTGCATCTGGAGCTGGAGCTTCAGGTGATGGTGCTCCACCATCTGCTGGTGCTGCTTCTGCTCCTGGAGCTTGTTCTTTAAGCGCTGGAGATAAAGACAATAAATTTGAAATTGCTTGGCTAGCTCTATTTACAGAACTACCTAAAGCTAAATCATATTTTTTACCTGATACTTTTGCTATAAAATTACCTTCAGTTTTACCACCACTTGAATATATTAATTGGAAATCTAGTCCGTTAATTAATTCAACATTAAATGTTGTTGGTTTTGGAGCAACAACAGTAACACTGCTAAGATATCTACTAAAAGAGGGAGATAAAACACCTTCCATTGCATCTTTTAGTTTAGGAAAACGATATACTAAATATAAAGATTTTTCAGCACGCTTAATAGCTTGCTCTTCCTCTTGCAATTTTTGTTTAATTGCTTTTTTAATATATTTCTCTAATAATATTTTTTTATTACTGTTCATTATTTTCTATTTCGCTAGCTTCCTCAGTTAAATATTGTTCTATGCTATTCATGTAATCAGAAGCTAAAGTAATGTATGCTGATACCCAACCTGGTAATTGTTGATTCGGTTCAATCATTTTATAGATTGTAGTTGCATTTTGTACCATGCTTCTTAATTCACTCTTAGCCATTGTAGCCTCGTGATCTTGAGTTGGAGGCCAAGTTAAATGAGTTTCCTTAACTAAAGCTACTGCTATTTTTTTACGACGATTAGCAATATAAGAATCTGTCTTATTTACTTTACCATCATTATTAATATCTTCATCTTCTTCACCTACTGGGTCTAATCCTTCAGCTTTTGATGCAGCAATAGCGTAAAGAGCAGGATCGTCCTTTTTGAACTTTCCTGTCTTTTTTAATGCTTTTACTATTTTTTCTTCTTTAGCGGATAAATCGCGTTCAGAAAGTATATCAGTTAATTTAATCATTTTAATTTATATTAATCGCCTGTATATTTACCAAATGCTGTTTGAACCCCACCATTAGGACCATATCTATCATCAAATGCAGCTTGTGCTTTTGCTTTTTCCTCTGGTGTTCTTTTGTCTACTTGAGGCACTGTTGGTTTATCTTCCATTGGTTTTAATTCTGCAGGTACTCCATCAATTTCGATAGCGCTTATATTACCAATATAATTTTTTATTCTTAAAGAAGGACTACCATCTGCTGGGAAAAATGCTCCTGCTGCTGGTACTACTTTAGAAATAGCTCTGCCGTCTACTGTTACAGTTTTACCTGATTCAAGAGCTGCTTTAGCTGCTTTTAAAATAGCGTTTACATCACCACTTGAATAAACTGCTTCGCTTAATTCTTTAGCTTTTTTTTTAGGCTCTTCTTTTTTAGTAGCCTTTTTAGCTTTAGCAGGTTTATCTGCTTTAACTGGTTTATCCATTGATGTTAATGAATCTTGAAGTTCTTGTTTTTTAGCTTCTAATTCACTAATACTGTTTTGTAAATCTTCTTTTAAATCGCTAACGATTTCTGGTGCAGCATAATGACTAATATTTTCAGGGATAGCGTTCATAATTTCATGTGCTTCTCTAATATCTTCTTCAATCTTTGCAATTTTTGCGTTGATTGCAGCCTTATCACCAGCCTCGTCGATCATTTTTAAACGATCTACAATAGCCTCTTTAATGATTTGACGTAATGTTGTAGTATTCATTGTGTGTGTTTATATATAAATATGTAAAATTTTAATCTAAATCTTCTAATCCTGTATCGTCTTTTGTTAAATCACGAGCTATGTCTCTCATTGTATTAGTAGCCCATAATTTTTGTGTATTTGTTAAAGCGTCGTTAACTGCATTTTCTACAAATGGGAAAAATTCATCATCTTCTAATTTGTATACTTCAGCAAAGAATAATTCACGTACACGTGGATCATCTATACCTGCATTAACATATAAATTATTAATAGCATCGTATATAAATTTACCATAACGTAAATCTTCAGGTTCGTTAGAAACCTTATCTACAGCATTAATAATTGCTTGGTTTTTTTCTTTATCTGCTCCAAATCCTTCAGTACCAACTATTTCGTATAATCCTTTCACAATTTCATGTACCAACATAGGAAAACACATTGCTTGTGCTTTAATTATAAATTGGTCATTTTCATCATCATATTCCATTTCACTTTCACCACCCTGCATTTTAGCACCTTGTGAAATTGCTGCTAACATCATTGCAATAGCATTCTCATCATCGTAAATACCAAATACTAACTTTAATATTTCATTATATTTACTTACTAATTCTGGATTAATTTGGTCTAAGTATTCTCTAAATAACATGAAGCCAAAAGCACCTCTAACAGAAGCACCTTGAGTAATACCATTAATAATGCGACGTTTTGCCTTCATTTTTTCAGGATCATCTTCACCAAAATCAGGTGTTGTAGGATCTTCATTATTAGGATTCATTTCAATATCCATATCATTACCTATGCTAGCAATAATTTTAATATTAGCATAATCAACAATTGGATAAGCATCAGTAACCATTTGAGTAGCTACCATTTCAAGTTCATCACGATATCCTTCCTCAGCAGCAATAATTTGATCCAATACTTCTTTTGAACGAAGCATTGTTTGCATTAATGGTTTATTACCAACCATTTGGCGCAATGATTCACCAGACTTACCTTTTAAGGCAGCCATTGTATCAGGTGAAAATATCTTTTCGTAGTCTACTTCTAATAATTTTTTAGCCATTATTTTCTAGCTTGAAATCTTTTAACAATTTTATCTACCATTTCTTCCTCATTCATTGCCTTTGGTTTAGGCTTAACATTAGGGTTTCCTAATGGACGACGAGGTTCTTTTTTTTCACCTGGTTTGCCTGGTGCTACTGCTGGGCCAGGAGATGTTGATGGTTTAGAAGGAGCTGTTGCAGGACCTTCCGCCAATACTTTTTCTATCACTTCACGGATAGTTTCTTTTAATTTATTTATTTGCATTTTTTTCGTTTATATGTTTACGAAGTAAATTTTTAAATTCTTTTATATGCCCTGGGTAGTTTTCTAAATACTCATTCATAATGTACTGATGTGCTTCTGCCAATCCACGTTGTTGTAATACGTTTAGTAAATCTGATGGAGAGTTTAGTGAGAATGCATTATTACCACTAGCATTACCTGTTAATACGTAGTTATTATTACCTGGTTGTACATTAATAGATGCTATTATTTGTTGGTTGGC